GATGATTCACGAACCAACTCATCCGAGGTGGCCGTTGCCTCATTCACCCAGATAGGAAACGTAGCCGACGAAGCATACGTCCCGGCAAGTGCTTCCGCTTCCGTCGCGCCTTCATGGATCGTGAAGGTCATATCGTTATCGTTCACCCCGGCGTGCTGGATGACGATAAGAACGCCAGCGGCATTGCCGAGATATATAGGCTGGACAGACGCTTCGGTAACACTCGCGGCTGCCGGGGCCAGGATCTGAATTATGGGATTGGTTTCAGGACTGATTTTCATGGTGTTGCCTCCTTATGCTCTGTCTGCCAGAGCCACAAAGTGACTCAGGGTGTTGTTTGCGCCGCCCTTGTACGGGGTGAGGGCCGATGCTCTGACGGGCTGCCCGTCAAGCCGCATAACGAACCGGAAAACGCTTTCGTCGTAGTCGAACTTGACGTGGATGCTCATGTCGGACTTGATCCCGCCCTTCTCAGCAAGGATGTACCCGTTGAGATCGGCAAAAATGATGTCTCCGACATCGCCGAGCGTCGGGCACTGTTCAATGGCGATAACCGGACGCCCGAAAAGGGTCGCGTAGGGCTGGCCGGAAAGACCGCCCGCGGGCATGTAGATCGGAACGCCGCCGGTGCCGACTGCGAGGGACATGGTGAAAAGCTGCGGTTCGATGTCCTGATTGATGAGCCATACGGCGTTTGAACGGCTGGACGCGAACATGCGTGAGTACATTTTGACGATGTTCTCTGCCAGTATCGTGTCGGCCTTCTGCCCTGCCTCTTTGGCTACAGTTACCAGACAGCCGGCGTTAAGGACGCCAAGCGGCTGGCCCGAGCCGGTTCCGTTGATGATGGCGTCATTGCGAAGGAAGCGGAATTCGTCAACGAATGCGCCCCGTATGAAGCCTTCGAGGGCCGTGGCATCCGACAAGAGTTCATCGGTTGCGTAGCAAAGGCCGATCAGCTTATGCAGGCTGAGTTCGATCTGCCGGAATTTCGGCTTACTTGCGGTCTTCTGCGCGGCCTCCGCCTTCCAGTAGCCGATAATGCCGCCGGAACGTGTAGAGGCGCGGGATGTCTCATCGACACCGTTGATCTTGATTCCGTTTGCGGCGCCGGAAATCTGAATCTTGCGGCATCGGTTGGCAAGATCTTCGCTTGCAACGAGGTCTTGCAGAAGCTGGTTGGAAAAGTCGGTCTGGACGAGGAAACCGCCTTCTGAGCTTACAGTCTCATTAAGGCCCGTGGCGTTATAAAGGCGAGGGTCAACCTGGCCGCCCTGAAACGCAGCGGCTTTTACGGCGGCAAGCTGTTCGCCCAACGAATTGAAACGGTCCTTGCTGCGCCTGTCTTCGCCAACCTCAATTCCAGAGCCGGTCGCGACGGTTTTCGCCGCCTTTCTGGTTTCGCCTTCAGGCACTTCGAGCGCCTTATGCATCCTCTCCTGGCGTTCCAGGGTGGCAACGATCTTGTGCGTGTCTTCGACCGCATCAAGCAGCTCGTTTTTGAGGGCCAGCTCGGATTCGGTCAGGTCCCGGTTTTCGTTCAGCGCCTTCGTGTCGAGGGCCGCGCTTTTCTCCATGAGGGCTTTGATGTCCTCTCGGTACTGCGATATTGTTTTCATTGATAATCTCCTTGTCGGTTTCTATTTGAGTAATTCTTTTTCCGCTTTCGCGAGAAGCGCCGCCGCTCGGTCATTCCATGCCGGGGGTTCCACGTCCCGTGGTTCCGGTTCCGGTGCTTTCTCAGGTTCAGGAGGGTCAACGTCCCGTTGAAACCCCTTGAGCCCTTCTGCCAGAACGACCTTCGCTTGTGCCTGAGTGAAGCCCACGTCCCGTAAGGCTTTCTCTGCTTCCCGCGCTGTAGGCGTCTGCTTGCTGCCGGAAAGATTTTCCGGTATGTTTTTGAACTTGGCTTTCTGCATGGCGGGTATGAACTTCGCGCACGCGGCCAGGTCCATCTGTTCGCTGATTTCGTCTATAAACCCCGCGTCCTTGGCTTCCTGCGCGGTCATCCATGTTTCGGCATCCATGAGCGCGGATATCTCGTCGTCCGGTTTGCCGCTTTTTGATGAGTATGCCGTCACCAGCGAGCCGCCGATCTTGTCGAGAAGATCAGCCGTTTTCCTCATTTCTGAGGCATCTCCCATGGCGAAGCCCCAAGGGTTGTGGATCATGAAGAGGGCGTTTTCGGCCATGATGACCGTATCGCCCGCGAGGGCAATCACTGACGCGATAGAGGCGGCAAGGCCGTCAATATGGGCGGTTACGTTCGCCGGATGCTGCTTGATGAGGTTGTAGATGGTGATCCCGTCGAATACCTCACCGCCCGGAGAATTGATATGCAGGTCGATCTGTGAGGCTTTGATGCCGGCAAGCTCTTTCTGGAAGTTCTTCGCAGTAACACCGCCGCCGGTCCAGAAGTCCTCGCCGATCTGCTCATAAATCCAGATTTCGGCCTTATCTGCCTTGTTGATTATCTCAAACCACTTCTTCATCTTCATTCCCCTTGTCGGTGTTTTCTTTCGTCGGTATCGCCGGCGGTTCCGGTTCTTTCGGTTCATCAAGGGCGCGTCTGAGCGGGACCATGTTCATCGGCACAAAGTATTCGTTGCCGCCGTCGATGGGGTCCATGTTCTCTTTTCCCCGTATTTCGTTGATGCTCATGGCTCCAATGTTCCAAAGCAGCCGGTAAAATTCGCCCCGTTCCCGCGCCGATCCGCGGAGCAGGCCTTCGACGTTGTGCCGGTAGAAAAGCCGCTTCTGCTCGATCTTGTTCAAAAGCTGCGTGTTGTAATTGGATTCTAGCCGGATCAGCCACGGCAGGATAGAGTCGGTCACAAAGCTGATTTGCTCGGATTCGATATTCGAGAAGGATGATTTCGTCAGATCCTTCAGTTTATGCGGGGGAAGGTTGAACCACCGGGCAATTTCAGGGATTTGGAACTGCCGCGTCTCCAAAAATTGCGAATCTTCAGGGGGAATCGCGACTTTTTCCATCGTCATTCCCTCCTGAAGCAGCATCATCCGGTGCGCTTGCCCAAGTCCAGAGTAAGCGGTCGCAAGGGCATTCTTCAGGTTGTCGTGCCCTTCGGGAGACAGCTTGCCTTGATGGGTGACGATTACGCCGGGGTGGGTTCCTTCGCCGAAATACTTCGCACCGAACGATTCAAGGGCCATCGTGAGGCCAATGCCGCGCCGGGCAAGACTGATAACGGAGTATCCCTGAATGCCATCGAAGCCGGGGCCTGGAATATGGAGCATTTTATCCCTGGAAAGCGTGACATTTTCGCCCTTGTCCATTCGGATTTCGTATGCAAGAGCGCCATCTTCCCACCTGATCTTGACCCGGTTGGGAGTGATCGGCCACAGGGCGGCCACGTTGCCGTATCCGTCGCGGACGATCTCAGCATACCCATTCCCCCACAGCAGGATGTGGCCCATCATGACCTCACGGAATATCTGGGCCGTCATGTACTCGTTGGCCTGCCGATAGAGCACGGTATGAGCCGATAGATTCTCCTGAATGGCGGTGGTGTTGCCTTTTTTGCTGAGAAGATGGAGCGGAAGTGTCGAAACAGTCCCGGCGATGAGAGTCACTGCGTTATAAATCGGGGAAGAGGTGAGGGCGGTATATTCGTCCACATGTTCGCCAGACAGGGATATCGACCCCCGCAACGCCCAGGGAGACTCGTTCCACGCCTTCGGATCGGCCACAGATAGGTTAAAAAACCTCTTAATTGCTGCAAAAATACCCAAAAAGCCGCCCTTCCCGCAGAATCGCAACCGTGAATATGGATGTAATGATTCCCGGTAGCACTATTCGGG